AGAGAAAAAAAAGAATTAAATCGTCAAAAGGCAAATAGAAGGTAATATATAATAAAGGCTTTTTTTATTTGTGGCACAGGCTAATGTAAAACTTACAGTTGATGCTAGTCAGGCCACTAGAGCATTAAGAGGTGTTCAACAACAATCATCAGGGCTTCAAAGGGCATTTGGTGGCCTTAAAACTGCAATTCTTGGTATCGGGGTCACGGCTTTAGGTAGACAGGCAATATTAACATCAGCAAATTTTGAAAAATTAAATGTCAGACTTGGATTATTAACGAAAGCATCAGGAACCTTTGCAAAATCTCAAGAGATAGCGGCAGAAGCGCAGAAATTATTTGGATTAAGTGCAACAGAAGCGCTTGAAGGAATAACAAATATTACTGGAAGATTACAGCCTTTAGGAGTTGGCGTTGAAGATATAAGAACAACATTTATAGGATTTAACACCGCTGCGAAATTATCAGGAGCAAACGCAATTGAAGCGTCAAATGCTTTCAGGCAATTGGCGCAGGCTTTAGGTTCTGGGCGTTTACAAGGGGATGAATTTAGAAGTATTGCAGAACAGGTTCCAAGAATTTTAAAACCAGTTGCAGATGAACTTGGGACGACTGTTGGTGAATTAAAAAAATTTAGTAGCGAAGGAAAAATTACTAGCGCTGTAGTTATAAGAGCATTAAAGAAAATTGAAATTGAAGGCGCGTCATCTTTGAAGGAATTGTTAAAAAATGACCCGACACAAGTATTTAAAAATTTAGGAAATGAAACTGAAAACTTATCAAGAGCATTTGGAGATAGATTAGCCCCTGCGGTTTTACCTGTTATAACAGCAATTACTAATGTAACAAAAGCAATATCAAATTTCGTAAATTCTGGCGCGGGTGAAATAACTCTAATATTTACTGGAATTGCTGTTGCAATTAAAGGTGTATTAATTGTTGCGCCTTTATTAAGCGCTCAAATATTGGCATTAAAGGTGAATTTTGCAGGTTTAGTTGTAGGTGCAAAAATATTTACAGGCTCTTTAGTTGGAGTCAAAGCGATGTTAGCGGCAAATACAGTTGGTTTTGCTACGGCAACAGCCGCCGCAAACACATTTAAAATTGCACTTGCAAAAACTGGAATTGGAATAGCTGTTATTGCTTTGGGGGCTTTAGCCGCAAAATTTATTGACAATCAAAATTCAGCAAAGGCCGCCGCTGATGAGATAAAAGCCTTTGATAATAATTTAAAAGGAATAACTGAAACTGCAAGAGATACAGAAGCGGCACTAAATCAAATCGCTATTACAAACAAAAAATTTCAAATCTCAGAGGTTAGAACAGGTCAAGGCGCTAAAGGTAAATTAAAAAGACTCGAAAAAGAATTAAAAATTTTACAAGATCAACAATTCTTTTTAGATGAAGAGGGCAAAAGGGCTAAAGAAATTGCAAAAGACAATAGATTTAATGATGCGACAATTGCAAAATTAAAAGAAATTTCAAAACTTGAATCTGAATTAGCAGGCAAAAAAGAAAATGAAATCCTTATGGAAGAAAAAATTGCTGAAATTAAAAGTAATTTTAGAGTTGATGAACAACAACAGCTTATTAATTTATTAAAACAAGAAGAAGGATTGAAAAGAAAACTTGAACTTATGAGAAAACAAGAAGAGCAAGCAAAAAAAATTAATGGTGCTTTTAGGCAAATAGGCGATGATATTGCTTCAGGTGTTACTGATGCTTTAGTCGGTGCAATTCAAGGGACTCGAAGTTTAGGAGAAGCGGCAAGATCAATTCTTAATGATATTGCAACTTCGTTGTTAAGACTTGGAATTAATACGTTATTAGGAAATGTTTTCGGCGGAATATTTGGTGGTGGTGGTGGTGGAGCTTTACCCGCTTCCCCAATTTATACAGCAGCAAATGGCGGTTATATTCCCGGCGGTAGACCTTCACTTGTAGGGGAAAAAGGGCCGGAATTATTTACACCGGCTAAGGGGGGTTTTGTTACACCAAACAACAGAATGGGCGGAGTTGTTAATAATATAAATGTAAATGTTGATGCTTCTGGTAGTTCAGTTGAAGGGAATACAGGCGAATCTGAACAGCTTGGTCGGGTTCTTTCGACTGCTATTCAAACAGAACTTATTAAACAAAAAAGGCCGGGAGGTTTATTAGCATAATGGCAACATTTCCAAGCATCACCCCAACATATAGCGGGTTTACAAAAACAAATCAGCCGAGAGTTAAGACAATAAGATTTCAAGATGGATTTGAACATCGAATTGTTTTTGGATTGGCGCAACATCAAAATCCTAAAGTTTATAATTTATCTTTTAATGTTTCTGAAACTGATTCAGATACAATCGAAACTTTTTTAGATGCTCGCGGCGGAACAGAAAGTTTTGATTTCACAGCACCCGGCGAAACTTCCGCACAGAAATTTGTTTGTGAAAGGTGGCGCAAATCAATTCCGTACAATAGTCGAGCAATTATTGATGCAACATTTCGGGAGGTGTTTGAACCTTGACTACCGCCCCGATTATTAGTGATTTACAAAAGGCAAATCCTTCAGCAATTATTGAACTTTTTGTTTTGACTACTAATGAAACACAACACGGAAGCGCGCAGACTTACAGATTTCATGCAGGCACTTCATTAAATGCAAATGGCGAAATTGTTTGGCAGGGAAATTCTTATCTTCGTTTCCCTGTAGAAGCAACAGGTTTTGCATATCAACGCGGACAGATCCCACGCCCAACACTTTCGATCAGTAACGCTTTCGGATTTGTTTCTGCTTTATTGTTAAATGTAAACGCACATTTTAACGGAAATGATTTAACAGGCGCCGTTGTTCAGCGCAAAAGAACGCTCGCAAGATTTCTTGATGCAGTAAATTTTCCAGTAGAAACAACAACATCTTCAACAACAACAACTATTGCCGACCCCGCAGATGCCGAAACTGTCACTTATACAGTTACGGTTGCAAATGTCGGCGGTATAAATATATTTTTATTAAATGGTACAAATAATCCTGTAATAACAATGAAACGCGGGTCGACTTATATTTTTAATCAAGAAGATTCAAGCAATCAAAATCATCCTTTACGTTTTAAATCAGATACTAGCGGCTCATATACAACAGGTGTTTCAGCTTCAGGTTATAGCCCCGGCTATTCAGGCGCGACAGTTGCTTTTCAACCGCCTTATCCAGATGCCCCATCAGATTTGAGATATTATTGCACGGTTCATGGTAACGCAATGGGAAATACTATAACGATGAATAACCCGAATACCACAACCCAGACGACAACAACAACTTCAGGTTCGCAAACAAATCCTTTAGGAACCCCCGACCCAACCGCAGAATTTCCACTTGAACAATATGTAATTGATAGAAAGTCATCAGAAAATCGCGATGTCGTTACGTTTGAACTTGCTGCGGTCTTTGATCTTGTAAATGTAAGAGCGCCGAAACGTCAGGCAACAAGAAAAATTTTCCCTTCAATTGGAACTTTTAATCAATGATTTGGAAAGATAAAGCGCTGCAACACGCAAAAGAACAAGACCCGAATGAATCTTGTGGGCTTTTACTTAATATTCGAGGAAAAGAAGAATATTTTCCCTGTCGTAATTTATCAATGACAGCGCATCAATGTTTTATTATTGACCCCGAAGATTATGTAAGGGCTGATAATACAGGAAAAATTACTGCCGTCATTCATAGTCATCCAGTAACACCGCCGACAGCTAGTGAAGCGGACAAAATAAGCTGCGAAGAAGATACGCTGCCGTGGCATATTGTTAATCCTAAAACTGAACAATGGGGATATTATGAACCTTGCGGATATAAGCCGCCATTAATCGGCAGACCTTGGGTTTGGGGTGTTTCTGATTGTTATTCACTTGTCCGCGGTTGGTATAAAGAAACAAAAAATATTGAATTAAGAGATTGGGAACGACCAACAACCCCTGAAGAATTTATAAAAAATCCAATGTTTGAAAGTTGTGCATGGCGGACAGGTTTTCGTGAACTAAGAAGCGATGAAAAATTACAAAATGGCGATTTATTATTTATGTCAATTTTGGCTTCTGGTTTAAATCATGTGGCGATTTTTATAGATGGAGAAGTTTTACATCATTTAACCGATAGACTATCTTGTAAAGAGCCATATAACCAATGGCTGCAAAAATGCACAGGAAAGAGGTTGCGTTATGTTGCGTAAAATCAAACTTTATTCAAAATTAGCAAAATTTATTGGTCATAAAGAATTTGAAGCTGTTTGTAATTCACCCGCAGAAGCAATAAGATTTCTTATTTGTAATTTTCCAGAAGTGGAAAGTCATATGATGAAGCAAAGTTATAAAGTTTTAGTCGGTGATTATGAAGTTGATAAGCAAGAATTACATTATCCAAGCGGTAAAGAAGATATTCATATCGTTCCTGTAATTTCGGGGGCGGGTGGTAATTTAGGAAAAGTTTTAACAGGTGCGGCGTTGATTGGTTTATCTTTTGTTACTTTTGGCGGTTCAGCTTTATTTGCAGGCGGAAGCGGTGCGGGTTTGCTCGGTGGTGGTGGTCTAATTGGTGCGGGTGGTTTATATGCGGCGGGTGCTTATGGTTCCGCGGCGCTCGGTCTTATGGGTGCGGGGTTGATGTTGTCAGGGGTTTCTGGAATGATGACCCCACAGCCAAAATCGCAAGACTTTTCTAGCCCAGAAGATCCGCGTTTGTCTTTTAACTTTTCAGGAACGCAAAACACTAGCCGAGCCGGAACGCCGATTAATATTGTTTTTGGCGAAGTGTTTGTCGGAAGTATAGTAGTCAGCGCGGGCGTTGATACAGAGCAAGTAAGAGCATGACAAAGAAGAAAGTAATTAAAGGCGCAGGCGGTAATCCATCGCCCCCATCACCGCCACAACCGACAAGAACGCCTGACACGTTACACAGTAGACAATTCGCATCATTTACAGACGTATTGGGCGAAGGTGAACAGGAGGGATCGGCAACAGCAAGCAAACAAGGATTAACAAAAGGAACCACGGCATATAACAATGCTTTTCTTTCCGATACTTTTTTAAATGATACGCCAGTTTTACAATCGACAGCAAATTTTTCAAGCCCTGCAACTACTGATTTTAATTTTCAGAATGTAGGATTCACACCGCGTTTCGGTACAGCAAACCAAACACATATCCCCGGTATCGAAGAAAGTGAATCCGTGACAAGTGTCGGTGTAGTAGTTACAACTTCATCACCTGTTACAAGACAAATTACAAACAGCGCTGTCGATGCTGTAAAAGTTGCAGTTACATTTCCACAAATACAAAGGGCAACAGATCAGGGTGATTTACTTGGATCTTCTGTCAATTTACAAGTACAAATTCAATATAACGGCGGTGGTTTTTCTGTTCTTGTTGATGACACAATTACAGGTCGTTCCGCTGATGCTTACCAAAAAGATTATCGAATAACCTTAACAGGAGCTTTTCCTGTTGATATTCGCGTTGTTCGCGTTACCGCTGACAGTACAAGTTCAAGTCTTATAAATGCTTTTCAATGGACAAGTTTTTCTGAAATTACAGATGATAAGCAAACATATGCAAACACAGCTTTTGTTAATTTAAGAATAGACAGCGAACAATTCAGTTCGATCCCACGCCGGAAATATCGTATAAGAGGATGCAAGATAAGGATTCCGGGTGCGGGCGCAAATAGTTCTGGAACCCCGACCGTTGATCTTCAGACAGGCCGGATTGTTTATCCAGATGGATATGTTTTCAACGGCACTATGGGCGCTGCAACTTATTGCAATTGTCCAAGCATGGTATTACTGGCATTGCTTACAGATACGCGTTTTGGTTTAGGCGATCATATAACAGACGCTTCTTTGGATTTATATTCTTTTGTAACCGCATCAAAGTTTGCAAATACTCTTGTCGATGAT